TAATACGTCGGCTACCCTTACTACCCGGAACGTTGCTGGACGCACTCGATCGGGATTTTCTACTTCGATCAGGAGGACGACGCTGTGAGGTTTCGTCTCAATCTCTGAAGACCTACATCACCATCACCCAGGTGTGGGAAGTGATCCGGGAGCGCCATCTGTTCCCGTATGTCGTCCCGCTCCCGATGGTCGTCCGGCAGAACCGAGAGTGGTTCGAACTGCGGCTGATCGAAGATGGGCTCGACGACGCGCTTCGGTTCACGATCAAGGGCTGGCAGTTCGACGAGGAGGGCGATTTCTTCCTGTTCGGAGGCTTCGCTTATTGCAAAGACGACGCCGTCGCCACCGCGGTAACCCTGGCGGCGTCCTGAAGTGAGGAAGGCCCCGCCAGGGACAAGCCAGCGGAGCCTTCGAGCAACCTGCGGGGGTGGGACCTTCCCCGCGGTATTCCTGAATTCCTTTACGCAGGTATTTACGCTATACTCCGCCGAATTAAACTCCAAGCTTGTAAATGAACAAACGACACCGCACCTCCTATACCGCCTTCAGCATCGTCTTTGGACTTCTCGGGCTGATGTACTTCATCGGCTCGACGGTCGAGCGCGAGGCCCGCGATACCTGCGGCCGACACCACCTGCCCGTGGTCGAGGTCGACAAGGGCTATGTCTGCGTCACCCCCGATGGCGTCCGCCACCCCTGGTACGAGTTCAAGCGTGGCTAGGCTCGACATCTTCCCGATGCTGCGAGCGCTCGACGATCGCGACTTCACCTACCTCGATCGCCAGCCGGACGCTCTGAAGAAGACCTTCTCGGCGCCGGTGACCGCCCGGTGGATGAGCGTATTGGAGCGCGGCGGCGTCGAGCAGGAGTTGATGCTGCTCCGGGTCAACGAGTTCGCCAACGTCGACCTCTACAACATCGCCGACCATCCCGAGCTGCAATTCCGCCTCCTGGCGGCCTGCGGGATCGGCCCCCAGAAGCACGGTTGGATCCCCGGCGCCAAAGCCGAGAAGCGAGCCGACGACGTGGTCACTCGGTTCCTGAGGGACCTCAAGCCCGACGCCAATGACGACGAGATCAGGATCATCCTCAACGGGTTCGACGAGGAGAGCTTTGTCGAGTTCGTGGCCTCCGCCGGGCTCGGCGCCGCTGAGGAGAAACAGATCGTCAAAGCCTATGCCCAAAGCCGCAAAAAAGATCGCTAAGAAAGCCGAGCCGGAACACAAGTGCGAGTTCTGCAACGCCGCCTTCGCCCGGGAGTCGACGCTGATGTCGCACGTCTGCGAGCAGCGGCGGCGCCATCTCGACCGCAATGAGCAGAACGTCAAGCTCGGGTTCTGGGTCTATCAGCGCTTCTACAAGCGCAACTACCGCAACATCCGCGAGCGCACGTTCGAGGACTTTCGCAAATCTAGCGTGTATCTGGCCTTCTGCAAATTTGGCCGATACCTACTCGATATCAACGCCGTGAACACCAATGCCTTCGTCGACTTCATCCTCGACGCCAGCATTCCCGTAGACGAGTGGACGAATTCTGTCGTCTACGAGACGTACCTGCGCGAGCTTAACAAGAAGGAAACGCCCGAGGCGGCCTTGGAACGCAATTTCATGCTGATGCAGCAATGGGCCGACCACAACGGGGCCGAGTGGACGGATTTCTTCCGTAAGATCGCGCCGCCGCTCGCGACCCTATGGATCCGCACCGGGCGCATCAGCCCGTGGGTCCTGTATACCGCGTCCTCGGCCGCCGAGCTGTTCGCGCGGATGAGCGACGAGCAGATGAGCCTCGTCGAGGCAGCCATTGAGCCGAAGTTCTGGATGAGCAAGCTCGAAGCAGCGGCCGATGATGTCGCTGCTATCAGAGAAGAACTCGATGCGGCGGGGCTGTGACTAAATATCTACGGTGTTTAGTTCAATTGGAGACCTGTGACAGACGCATCTGATTTCTACGCCGCGATGTACCGGGAGGATGAGGACGATACCCCCTCCCCTGCGGCGTCTTCCACCCCGGAGGCTGGGACCCCGGCTGCGCCACGCGGGATCCTGAGCATGCCTGCCCTGACCGCTGAGCTGCGCAAGCTTCAGCAGATCGTCGACGCCCAGGCCCGACAGATCAAGCGCTTGGAGAACCGCTGCAATGCGCTGCAACGCATCGCCAAGGCGCATGAGCGGGACATCGGCAATGTCGACCGCCGAGTTGATGGCAAGCTGGATGCCTACTGATGCTGACCGCGCATATCATCGACGCGATCGGCGCCAACACCGGAGAGATCGCGCTTCCCGAGAGCTTCCGTATCCGCACGCTGGCGCGCTGGTACGATGAGGATCCGCTGCTCGCCAACCTTCAGGAACAGCCATACATCACCGGCGCCCTGCGCTGGGCGGATCTCGGCATCCACCAGTTCCGGCTGCTGATCGCCCTGCACCTGTCCATTCTCGACGGCGACGACGCGTACCAGCGCAGCCTCGCCGAGGTCTCGCGCAACGAGCTTCTGGGCGGCCTCATCGTCTGCGTCGAGAGCCGGATCGAGGCTGAGGTCACGGACCTGACGGTGCTCCGTCAGAGCCCCACGGATGTCGACTACGAGGTCAGGGCGCGTCTCGGCGCGATCACCTTCCCGCAGCCGAAGCCTCCGCGCTCGCCGTTTCGGGTCGTGGTCGACAACACGCGCGACCGATAACAGCGGCTCCGTCTCGCCGTCTCGACGCCTACCCAGCGATCAAGCTGCTCAAGCTCTGATTGCGGGCGTCGTCGGCACGGCGGCGCATCATCTTCTCCCGCCGCGCGCGTACCTTGGCATTGGCCTCTTCCGCATACGTGAACACCCGGCCATTGCGCAGGCGGATTGCGAGGTTCTCGCCCGGCGGTAGCCCCATCGCCGTGCGCACCTTGTGCTCGAACACGCGGGCGACATCGAGGGAGTTCTGGTCCCCCTTGTTCTTCCGGGCCTGGAACGACCACGCCATCGAGTCAGCCGAGTAGAGCAGCTCGACCACCTCGGGGCAGGCGAGCGCGGTCGACTTCACGCCGAAGCCATGGAGCCTGATGTCCGGTCTCTCGGCCTTAATGGCCCTCAGGACGGCCAGGATCGCCTTGATGTTCCCCTGGCGCTTACACACGCTCCCCACGCCCACCCAGGCTCCCTGAGCGATCCTAGGGCCATATGCACGCAGGTGGCGCACGTACTGTCGCGGTGTGAAGCCTTGGAGCACCGGCATGATATAGGCGCCACCGACATCCTCCGCGATCAGCGCGTCGTAGCGTTCGATCGTCAGCCGCTGGTGCTCGCGGATCTGGCGGACCCAGGTACGCCCGTCGATCTCATCCTTGCCCAGCACCTTGGCGCAGATCACGCGCTCGCACATGTAGTCCTGCGCGACAGCCGCCAGCATCGTGTGGGAGTTGTAGCGCATCCACTGACGGATCAGGTACGCGTAGTCGGCGACCGAGTGCAGATACCGGCCGTGTGACCAAATTTCCGTAAAGGCGCCGGAGTCCATGACCCACTCGCAGCCCATCGGCACCGGCGCTCGCTCCCACAGCCGGTTGGCCGAGACGAAGATGCTGTCGAGGTTCAGGGTCCGGTTGAGGTCGGAGATTCCGAGGAAGAAGCGCTTCTGCGGCTGCTGATCCATGACGCCGTTCCTACTCAGCCCACCAGACCCAGAGATTCCGCAACCTCGCGGAACTGGAAGACGAACTGCGTGGTCCCGCTGACTTCCAGCATCTCGCAGGCCATGAGGTACTGTTTGCCGCATTGCGCGCCACGGACGAAAAATCCGTCCCGGTCCCTGCGCAGGTTCATCCACTCGCGCATCCCCTTGGCCCGGCTCTCGTGGCCGATGCGGACGTTCTGGTGGTGCTGCGGTTCGGCGAGGATCCGTTCCAGCTCCGCGACCACCTTCGGCTCGTCGATCCGGTGCTTGGTGAAGGCGTTCGGCATGTTCGTGCTCCCAATGTCTCGCGGTGATTAGTCCATGCCCATGGTGTCGATCTGAAAGCGCCCGGCCATGTACGCGCTCTTCAGGAACTTCGAGTGGGCCTTGCGGAGGTCACACAGCCCCAGAGTGGCTATGACCTCGTCGGTGGTCTTCACGGCCACCGGCGGGGAACTCGCGTCTTTGACACCGAGATAGGTGGCCTCCGCCATCAGATCGGCGAAGTCTCGGCCCGAGAGCTGCGATACGGAACGTCTCTTGGAATCCGGCATCCTCGTCTCCCAGTCGGTGGGCTATTCCCCCACCACAGTGCGCTCGAAGAGCGCGATCGCGTCCTCAAGCCGTTTGCGGCGACCCACGTTCTGCCAACGCGTGGCGACGAGAAACCCGTTGCCCTCATCGATGAGAAAGAGGCGCGCGCCGCCGCGCACACCTTCGGCGCAGAAGGTGGAGCGGATGATGTTGGCATCGTCCATGCGGACCATCGGGCGCCTCCGTGAGCTGACTTCTCCTTCGTACGCAGGCACCCAAAGCCGTCAATTAATTCCGACGAAAATTTCGTGCCGGGCCGCTGGCCTATGCTACTGTTCTCTGACCGATGGCCACTCACGCCAAAACCGATATCGACATCGACTTCCCCGATCGCGATGCCGCGCTCATGGGGCTCGGCGCCGTCCCGGCGATGCAGATCGCCAACGGCCAGCCGATCCGCCACGTCAGTGGCATCTACCTTCAGGATGTGCCGGTGAACCCGCTGACCGAGCTGTGCGCGCTCGATCATGCGACGGCGGAAGTGCACGGGTATTTCAAGATCGATTTTCTGGCCAACCACCTCTACGACGGCCTCTCCAGCAACGCCGAGGTCGATGCCCTGCTCGCGCGAGAGCCCGACTGGGACATGCTCGAATTCGAGCACATCGTCTCGCAGATGGCGCACATCCACGGCCACTTCGACATCGTCCAGGCGATCCGCCCGCGCTCGCTCGAAGACCTCGCGGTGGTGCTGGCGCTGATCCGGCCCGGCCGCCGCCACCTTCTCGGGCAGCCGCGCGAGGTGATCGACGCCGAGATCTGGAAGCCGGGTGTCGACGGCTACGTGTTCAAGCGCTCACACGCGATCGCCTTTGCCGCCTCCCTGGCGGTACAGCTCAACCGCGTGGTCGACGCCGAGATCGCGGCGCTCGACGACGGCGACGACGTCTTCGTCTTCAACGAGGAATAGGCCCATCCGAGCGAGATCCGTTCCCGAGAGCGTGCGCCTGCGCGTGTTCTCGGCACCGGCGCACGAGCGCGTGCGCGTCTACACCGTACAGGACGTCGAGGTCCTAAAGCGGGCAGCCGCCCCAGGCTACCTCACCCCGGATCCGGCCTACCTCTACGAGGACGATTACCGGCAGTGGAAGCGCGCCTACGACTGGATGCGTGCCCGCATGGCCGAGCAGATCGAGGGCTACAGCGGGGAATACCCGATGTGGGCGTGGCTCAAGCGCCCCAACGAGCGGCAGAGCTGCCGCTGCGAGGACTGCGTGCTGATCACCGCCGAGGTCCCGCGCGGCCGATTCGTCATGTCCGATTACGGCACGTGGCACTCGGCCCTCAACGGCTGGTACCTGCACCTCACCGAGGTTGCCTTCGACGCTGACGACAAGGTCGAGCGATCGCGAGAGGAGGTCGAGGAGAGCTGGCGCTATTGCCTGAGCATGGCCGATCACGTCGGAGCCGAAACGATCGAATGGCTCGGCGGGCCGAGAGTCGACCCGCAGCTCTGTATCGATCGGATCTACCTCGACGAGATCGTCTCTACGCGGCCCTGGTATGGGCGCCGCGGAAGCTAGGACCCGGCCGGACAGCGGGGCCCGCCGTACCCGCTCTGTGTTTTGCCTGCTGCGTCGATGCCTCCGATCACGAGCGACGTCGAGAAGCGACCAGAAGCCTCCCGGAATCCTTGAAGTTCCTTGAACCCTTTGAGATCGAAATTCTGCGGAGGCTTCACGTCATAGGTTTTGCCTCTGGGATCGATCTTATATTTCTGACAAAAATCGGCGATGAATTTGCGCGATGCGCTAGTCCCGACAACAAATAGCTTGTCATTCCCGAAGCTCTCGGTCATGAATTCATCAAACTTACCAGCGTCGATGATCTCCTTTGCCATGATCATGACTTGGACGAGACTGCGGACATTATCGTCTTCGACCATCAGAGCCTCCCTACCTTACCACATTAAACAGCGGTGTGAACGGTACGGCGCTGCCATCTCAGCCGAGTCCGGTTTCGACGCAGCATCACGATGCTACCACCACTGGTGGTGATTGTCCCGCCCGCTACGGAAAAAATGGGCTCAGGAACGATGCCGTCACCGCTGCTGTGGTGAACCCGTTCGAAATTTTCTGGACATACACTTGGAAGCGGTTGTTCGACGCGTTTATCAGAGCGTTTCGGGCCTCCTGGCGGGACTCAGCGATCGTGAGCGGGGTGACCTTCTTCCCCGTCTCTGGCATGGCCAGGGCAATGGTGACCCTGTGAATATCCGATCTCGTCGCGTCGAGCTTTCCGCCGACCGATGACCACGAAAAAGCTCGTCCGATCGGCGTGAAGGTGAAGCCCGGTGACAGGCTTCCGGTGTACGTCGTCGTGAATTGAAGATCGTCGGTCAACGTTGGGGTTTTCGGTCCGCCGACCTTCATACCGAGATTTCCGGACTGGTTCAGGTCGAGGAAGGTCCCGACCGTGTCAGCCAGTCTCGTCTTTCCGGCGATTGGATAGTTGTAGTTCGGAGTCTGCACAACGTTGGCGCAGTATTCTGCTGGCACCACTCCCAGAAGACGCTCGAAAGTGTCGTCGATCGTGAAAGTGCGCGTGTTCTCTCGCTTGTGATCGCTACCTACTGTGAACCCGATCGTGTCGGACCCGCGGGTGAACGGCCGCATCAACGTCGCATTACCTGAAACGTTGTTAGATTCAGTCATATCTAGGCTAAAATCGTAGGCGACTGCGGCGCCTGCATATTGCTGGAGCACGCCTCTAAGGTCCGGATCTTTAATCCTGGCAGGCAGCTCTTTGTAAGTTATTTTGCCGTCCTTTAATTCATCGGCCAAATACGCTTCGCTGGGCCGACGCCTTAAAGCGCCATCGACATAAGTTTTGAGCGCATCACGGACTTCACACCGAACCTGCGCGACGATCGCATAGGTGTCAAGCCCCGTTACGTCTTGCGGTACCGGATGAATGGAGCATCCGGCGCTACAGACAGCTAGCGATGCCGCAGCAGCGGTTCCGAGCCGAGACATAGTGAGTCGTCCGACGAATTTCAGTCAGACGAAACTAATCGCCGAACGTTCGAACGCTCAAGCTGATTAACATCGGCCTACAACGGTAAGTGAGGGATGTGGCGCTTTTGGCACACATCCATGCGGCCCCCGCCTGTATGGACCCGCACAAATCCGGCGTTGATCTCGATCGGTGCGCCGTTGGACCCGCGCCCGCGACTCGGCGGCGAAGGGGCCGGGGTGATTTAGGGGGCCGACAGCTCAGCCCGGGAAATCCTCATGGTTCCACGGCGGCGACCATCCCCGCTCCATCTCGGCGATGTCTTTGCTCAGCTCGTATTCCAGCTCGGCCCGATCCTCGGGCTTGGCATTGGCGATCGCCCGCCGACTGGCGGCGATGCGGCAGCGCATCATCTCGCGCCAGCGCTGCGCCCTGGGATCGATACCGTTTGTCATGAGACCCTCCTCTCGTTTCAGGGGAACATCACGAGCTGGCGCCCGGCCTCGGTCATCTCGACCTTGAACGGACCGTGTGGCGTCGGCGGCTCCCGGTCAATGACCTCGCCCTCGAACACATTCGTATCGTCGGCGAGGTCGGCCACCATTTCGTTCTCGAACCAGAGATGAGTCTGCACATGCGCCAGGGACGCACGAAGCGTCTTGAACTTGAGGCGCTCGGCCACGTGCATGCGGACGTGCTGCTCCAACGTCGCGGTTTCGTGGATCACGTTGTAGATCAGCGTCCACGCTGAGTGCTCGCTGTCGTGGTGGTGGACGGTGAACCAGACCACGTTGCCGCGGCGGCGGCGCATGAACCGCGCGATGTAGCGCAAGGACGTTTCGACCTGCCGAAGCTGCTGATGGTCGTAGCGGTTGAGGCCGAAGGCGATCACGTACTCTTTGGTGTCTGCCCAGGCCATCCCGAACTGAAGGCCGAGACGGCTCAGCATCTCCTGGCCGTAGCGGTAGACGATGCTGCCGCCCTCATGATCCACGTCGAGGATGTGGCGCCAGTCGGGCTCGTTCCCCCACTTCTTGATCAGCAGCTCACCGATCGCCTCGTTGACGCCGGAGGCTTCATCCTCGATCCGATCGCGCGTCTGCTCCAACGGTTTGATCAGGGCGTCAATCTCGGCACATTTCTGCGCGAGAGCGTCCTGACGTGCCCGCAGAGCCTTAAGCTCGTCGTCGATGGACCGTACAGCCTTCTTCGGCATCGCGACCTCCTACGACCTTCCTGGGTCCGAAGTGGTTACGGGCGTGTTGACAAGCTCGCTGCACATCCCCGGAAAACTTGTGGATGATGACGCTTAGGACGGTGGTATCGGTTCGTTTCACTCAATGTAGAAATGCGCACGGTTTTTGACGATATCGGCGAATTTTTCCTGGGGGATCGCATAGGCGCTGCGCCAGTACGTTCCCCGGCTCTTGGCATACATCCAGTAGGTGGGCTTGCCGTCGAGAACCCCATCCGGCGGCAAGACGAGGAACCAGGGCTCATCGTTCACGTCGCTGGCCGCCGCCTTGATCATGTTGATCGCAGCGGCAACGCTTTGCGACCGAGACACCTCGTGAAATTCGAGCCCGCTTGTAAAATAGTGATCGCCGATGATTCTCAGCGCGCCCGTTCGGACCGGCTGCGCACCACGCTTCGTCAACAGCTTCCTCAGCAGACTCATTCCCGGTCCCTCTCAACGCGCGTGGTGCACGGCCGTTTCGTCACCCTCAGGCCGCAACAGCCATCCGCTGGACGACGAAATAATAGTAGCCGTCATAGGGGCTCGTTTGAAGCGCGTGTTTGCGATCCTCCGCTTCCTGCCGAGTAGCGATGCCATCGATGAAGACATCACCGTCAGCACGCGTCCGCCCCATCCGGCTGCGCCAGATTTGAAACATGGTACTCTCCCGCTCAAGCAGCTTCCTGGCACTCGACGATGCGGGTGCCTCGATACCAGATCTGATAGCTTTTCAGACGGTCGAACTCAACGCATCCGCGCGCTTCGTCGACGGTCGGATAGTCTCCGTGGCTGCTGTGATCGTTGAGGTCGATGACCTCATAGGGCAGCCGCGCGGCTTCGAGTTCTTCCTTGAGCGCTCGGGCGCGAGCGACGCCGGTATTACGGAAGAACGCGAAGACCGCCTCCCCAGGAGTCGGCCACGCCTTGCGTGAATTGGTTCTGCCGCATCCGAGCGACTGAACACGCCATCCGTCATCATGGGCGCTGACGGAGGCGATGTTCGCGCCTCCGCTCTTTAGCTTGTAGTGAGTCGGGCTTTCCTTGACGACTACGATCTTGGTCGGCATGCCGTTCTCCTTCATCAGATGATTGAAGGCTACGGAGCCACCCAAAACCCGCAACAAACGCCGCGAAAAAATTTCGTCGCCTAGGCAAAAACGTGCGGCGCGGGTCGGATCCGGCTGGCGTGGCCAAGGCGAGAGCGCCGGATGGATTGGATCCGGCGGCGCAGGTTCCGCTCCCGGGCGAGCCGAGCGAGTTCGGTGGAGATGATCGCGCGCATGTCGTCGATCGATCGCAGCTCGTCCGCCTCGACCTGAAACTGCTCGGCGCCGGTGGCGTCCGGGTGAGCGAAGAACCGGAACGAGACCAGGGCTCCGTTGATGTCGAACCGGACACTCAGCATCGCCCGGCAGCGGCTCATGAACGTGTGTTTCAATCCTGGCAGCCGGTGCATCCCCAGGCCCCGGCAAAGCTCATACACCTGCGTCTCCGTGATCATCGGCACCCTCCGTCGACCAACGCGATCTAGCGGGGCGCGACGAAATCTCAATCGATGTTTCGTACAAGCGTGACCTGACGCTTGCGGACCCGGCGGGCGATCGCCTCCTGTAACGACACCGCAGGCCCGGAGATCAGAACGAAGTCTTTGCGGTTGAAATGCTTCAGGTACGGCCGGAACTGCCGGAAGATCGTGCCATGGAAAATATTGATCGGAATTTGCCTATTCGACCCCCACCACCATTCCTGACCGAGGTCGAGGAACCGGCGACGCATATCCTCATCCGGGATCGCGTCCATCACGTACATCGAGAGAAGCTGCGCATCAGAGTTTTGGATGATGCCCAGGTAATGGTTCTCGTGCAGCGATCCGTAGCTGAGGAACGGGAAGTCCGACAGAACCTGTTCAATTTTCATATCCATAAAATCAATTTATCATTTAAATGCTACTATTTCCAAGCAAAGCGACAAGATGCGCGAATAAATATCGGATGTCCGTCATACACGTCTACTCGCTGCCGCAGGTCCTATGGCTGACTACCGGTATGGGAGCGCCAAATATGAATTACCCTGTCAACAGAACAGACTTCCGTCTGTACCGCGGAGTGACCAACACCATCGACGTTTACATCAAGGACATCGATCGTAAGCCCGTCACCCTCGATAACGGCTCGTCGCCGGTCCTCTACATTCTCTCGCGCGACACCCCGAAGGTGCTGCTGTCGAGGACGATGACGCTGGTCGACGCCACCAAGGCGTGGTGGCGGTTCTCGATCGCGCCCGCCGACGTCGCCGATTGGCCCGACGGTCCTCTCGATTACGTGGTGACCGTCTCGGCAGACGCCGGGCTCGAAAGCATGCTCTACACCGACCAGGGCTATGGCCCAAAGGGCACCGTCATCATGTTGTCGGGCCCGGTGCCGGTCACCCGGCAGCCGATCGTGGTGGCGGCCTCCGACATGGCCACCCGGCAGAAGATCATCTACACCGGCGCGCTCGTCGGCAGCGCCCAGGCGGGTCACCTCGGCGTGCAGACGGCGGCGATCTATGCCACCGGCTTCACCGGCACCGTCACCGCCCAGGGTCTTCTGGACACCACGGCGACCACCGATGACACCCAGTGGGGCGACATCACCGCACTCGATCTCACGAACGCGACCGGGCCGCAGGCGATGTCCTTCGAGGGTAACTACTACTGGGTCCGCTTCAAGGTGCAGCCGACCTCAGGCACGATCGATCAGATCCAGTACCTGAACTGATCCAATGAGAAAATGACGGGATCGCCCCGTCTGCGCTAATCTTGCAGTCAGCTATGACTGCATATACCGAAAAGCTCCTCTCGGACGATTTCGTCTGGGACGCGATCACCACATCCCTTCACTCCAGAAAGCGCCGGGCGTCGACAGGCTTCATCCGTTTCGACTGCCCGATGTGCATCTATCGCGGGACCGGCGCCGACAAGCGCGGGCGCGGCGGGGTCAAGCACGACGGCGCAGGCATCGGCGTCCACTGCTTCAATTGCGGCTTCCGCTCGAAGTTCGTCGCCGGAGAGGTGATGACCCGCTCGTTCCGCGAGTTCCTGGGCGCGATCGGCATCCCCGAGGAAGAGGTGCAGCGGCTGAACCTGCGGGCCTTTCGCAACCGCATGGCCGTCCAGCGCAACCCCGTGATCGCGGAGAGCCGTCCGGCGGCCTTTGTGCCGGATTGGAAGACATCCGAGCTGCCGAGCGGGGCCCGGCTCCTGACCGAATGGGCGGCCGAGGGTTGCGAGGATCCGAACTTCCTCGACGTCGTCACCTACCTCTACGAGACTCGCGGCCACGAGATCGCCGACGCCTACTCCTACGCCTGGACACCGGAGGGTGAGAACCACGGCATGAACCGGCGGGTGATCATCCCCTTCCTCTACAACGGCCGTGTGGTCGGCTACACCGCCCGGGCGATCGATCCGGATGCCAAGCAGCGCTACCACATGGAGGCGCCTGCGAACTTCATGTTCAACACCGCGGCGCTGGCGAAACCGAACCGGCGTTTCGCCATCTTCACGGAGGGCGGCTTCGACGCGATCGCCCTCGACGGCATCGGGCTCCTCGGCGCGAAGATCAACGCCCAGCAGATAGCCTGGATCAAGTCGTTCGACATCACGCCCATCATCCTGCCCGACCGGGACAAGCGCGGCCTCGATCTCATCGACATGGCCGTCGCCAACGGCTTCCACGTGTCTTTTCCCTCGCTCCGGGACGGCTCCGCGAACCAGCGCTGCTGGGAAGCGGACGTCAAGGACGCCGCAGAGGCGACGAAGCGCTACGGCCGCCTGTGGACTTTGCACTCGGTCTTGCAATCGGCAACAGCGAACAAGCTAGAGATCAACATCAAGCGCAAATGGCTATATTGATACTACTACAGCTCGCCTTTCTTCTTAATAGACTCTGACGGGCGGTGGAATGGTAAAATGCCTCTGTAATACACAGAGGAAATATGAATAACACACACGAAAGCTACAGCACCGAGATCCAGCAGATCCTTCTGTCCTACATGCTCTCGAATTCCGAGGCATTTGCGATGTCGCAGAGCATTCTCAAGGACAGCTACTTCGACAGCATGGTTCGCCCGGCGGCGCGATACATCCTCGATTACTCCGATCGTTTCCACAAACTGCCGACGCCGCAGATGGTCAAGGCAGGATCGGGCATCGACCTAGAGATCTTCCCCGAGGCGATCGAGCACCGCGACTGGTACCTTGAGACGATCGAGAACTTCTGTCGCTACAAGGCGCTCGAAAAGATCATCTTCGACGGCCCGGAGCTGCTTGAGCAGGGCCGCGGCGCCGAGATCGAGTCGGCCGCTCGCGCCGCGCAGACGATCACCCTGAACCGGGATCTCGGAACCAACTATTTCGCCGATCCGCTCGCCCGCCTTCAGCGCCTCAGGGATAAGTCCAGCTACATCTCGACCGGCTGGCCATCGCTCGACAAGAAGCTCTACGGCGGGTTCACCAAGGGCGGCCTCAACATCTTCGCCGGTGGGTCCGGCTCGGGCAAGTCCATCCTCTTGCAGAACATCGCCCTCAACTGGGCGGCGGCTGGCCTGAACGTCATCTACATCAGCCTGGAGCTTTCCGAGGATCTGGTCTCGCTGCGTCTCGACAGCATGCTGACCGACACCTCGACCTCATGGGTCATGGGGAACCCGGACGAGGCCGCCCTCAAGATCCGGATGAAGGCCCGCTCAGGCAAGGGCACGCTGACGGTCAAGCGTCTGCCAGAGACCGGCACCACCGCCAACACCCTGCGGGCCTACGTCACCGAGTGGCAGATCCAGACCGGTCTGAAGCTCGACGCGCTCGTCGTCGACTACCTCGACCTGCTGTACCCCAACAGCGGGCGCATCGACGTGACCAACCTGTTCGTCAAGGAGAAGATCGCCTCCGAGGAGCTGCGCGCCCTTCTGCACGAACTCGACGTGGTCTCGGCCACCGCCTCTCAGCTCAACCGCGGCTCCACCGAGCAGCAGGAGTACGACCACGCGTCGATCGCGGGCTCGATCGGTAAGATCTCGACCGCGGACAATCTCATGGGCATCTACGCACCACCCTCGCTCAAGGAGAAGGGCGAGTACGAGCTTCAGTTCCTGAAGACGCGCTCGGCCGGGTCCGTTGGGCAGAAGCTGCGCCTGGGCTACAACAAGGAGAGCATGCTGCTGACCGACATCGCCGACCTCGTCGAGAAGCCGATGACGGGCGAGGAGGTGCGCAAGGATCTGCGCTCGAAGATCGAGGAGGCGGCACCCGCACGCGGTCCGATCGAGGTCCAGTCGAACACTCGGAGCGATGTCGCCAAGCTGATGGAGCGGATCCGAGGACGCGGACCAGTATAACTGTAGATAAATACGGCTTATGGATCAGGACAACGATAGCAACTTCGAGGCGATGAGGAACTACATCCTCATCGCCGAAGCCCTGGATGGCCTTCTCACCCCGGCGCCTCAGCCTGAGCCGATCGTTGAGGACACCCGGGCAACAGAAGACGTCCCCTCCCCGCTTGTGTTCGAGCTGATGGAGGCGGTCACGCATATGCGCGCGCTGATGGAGAATTCCGGCGATGCTGCCTACGACGAAGGCTTCGATGCCGCGTCCGCCCGCTGGGCCGACGTGATCGAAAATATCGTTCGCCGCAACACTGACTTGAAGAAGCCCGAAGCGCCCCGTAGATACGCCGTCATGGAGCGCGCGGAAGAAAACAGCCTGTTCGAGATGGCTGGTCTGAGATCATCTCAGACCGGGCTGCCGTTCTATGTCTGGGCAAGCCCCAAGGGTGGCGCAAAGCACGATGTCCGGATCAAGGTCTCGCCGTCGTTCAAGTACGATCCTGAGAACGAGGTCGTGCTGGGCCTGCGCCCGACGATTCGGGTCCTGCACGGCGACATCAGCGCCAAGGACCTGCGGCTCGTGACCGAGTGGGCCGAGAAGAACATGGACGCGATCGTCGCGTTCTGGAACGAAGAGATCGATCAGGACGATTTCAAGGATCGGATCCAGCCGATCTGATCCTCAAGAACTGAGCGCGAGCTGCAACATCACCAGATCGTCTTCGCACTCACAGCCGATCCACGTGGACGCGCTCCGATAATCCGGAAAAATCGCGACGCGTCCTTCGGTCTCCATTTGCGTCAAAATTCCTTGGACTGACGCATAGGTTCTATGAACCTTGATGTTTCTGGAATAGTACGTCCCCATCATCAGGATCATGGCACCGCTTATTTGCACACTAGACAATTCATATTCGCGAAACGCTCTATAGGCGATCTCGAATTTGTTTACATCGACAACGTGGTCATTGGCATATAGCTCACAGATAATGCGGTGAGCGTGCTCGACCCCGTCGATGTCCTCCATCCCCTCGCGAAATTGCGGGCTCATATACACAAACATCTTCTGCTCTTCGGTGAGAGCTTGCATGAGCGCCCACGCGCGCTCCTCATCGGTCAGATCAGACATTGATCAGCCCGCCGCTCAGGAAAAGCGTAAAGCGAGTGCCACCGCGTCAGCCTCGTCGGAGCACCACAGGATCGTATTGTAGCGGCCAACCCCAACGTGGGTATGCGCGACCAGTGCGGCGTTCGTGGAGGAATTTTCGACCATGAACTGTTCAATGACTGAGCACGCAGTGATCTGCTGGAGGATGCAAAGCGCCCGAGGTTTGATGGTGACGCACCGGAGGTGCAATGCTGACGCGAAATTCCCGAAGTGTCGGTCGTGGAGAAGTCGCGTCTCTTGATCCATCGCATTATGGAAGTTTTCGAATTTTATTACCCCGATTGGGACCGCATCATCCAGGCGGCGCGACACCACTTCCAGGAGGTTGTCGTAAGCGTTTGAGAAGAAACTCTCTCGGAATTCCTCATTCTCGGTGAAGAACCTCGGTAGCACGCTGAAGGTGGAGAGCAGGCGTTGGCCGAAGTCGGATGCCTCAACCATCGACGTAGCCTCGATCCTTCATGATCCCGAGGACGACAGCTCCCAGGAGCGCGGTCGCGTCGCTCTTGGCGCGGAAGCCGATCTCACCGCCGGACGGTGGGAACAGGGCCGCGGTGACGAAATCGGTGTTGCCCTGGTGCAGGATCCGGTAGCCCCAGGCCGAGAAATTCCGGATCGCGATCGCGGCGACGTGCCGGACCTCGCGGAGGTCAGAGGTCACCTGCGGGATGGCCGCGGTGAACCGTTGGCTGGCCTTGCACCACTCCGTGATCCCGACCGCCACGGCGATATCCTCCTCAACGTCGACATCCTCATCGCCGTCGTCGATCTCCGCGATCCGGATGAGCAGCGGCTTCAGCTTCGCGATCACGGCGAGGTCGGCAGGATCCGGCTCGGGCGCCGGTGGCAGCTCCGCTTCGAGCACGCCGAGCTGGCCGGGCTCGTTCGAGCCGGAGCAGGCGAACGCGTGGTGCTCGGCCTTGGGGCAGCGTTTGTTCCCACAGTGGGAACAGACCACGAAGGTCTGTGCCAGGGCCCATACGCCTTCGCGGTCTTTGATGCAGGCGCGGCAGCGGCAGCGGCAGCCAGTCACTACTGGTCCCCGTCGACGGTCGGGGCAACGCCCATGCGCCGCGCGATGTACGCCTCCTGGCCTTCCGGACCGATTTCGGCGGCGACGTAGGCGGCGATGGCCTCACGCATGATGTCGCCCTTCGGTCGGTTCTGCCAGAACGAGAGCGTTCGCAGGCAGGAGTCGAGATCCTTGTCGAGGTAGATTGTGCGCAGGACCTGCGCCTTCTTGGTATCTTGACCCATCATACACATAGAGCTTTTTCAACATGTTCTCGTAACACCAACGCCACCGGCGAGCGACGGCGTATTGTAGATATTAGTCTTTCACGAACTTTGTGCTAAATATAAAGTTCATATCAGGACCTCTCCACCTTGGAAACCAAGCTAAAAAGTCTCCTCGACGAGATCAGCACTTATGCACCCAAGCAGAATGTTGATCAGATCTTGGAAATGCGCGTCGGCCAGATCGTTGCGTCGGCACAGCATCTCTTCAAACTGATCGAGGAAAACTACGACACCGAGACCGCCGAGGATCTTTCCCGGCGCCTGCTGAACTCGATCCGGACCGGCGACGAAAACAAGTTCCGCCGGAAGATCGTACAGGTGCGCGAGGCCCGCGCAAAGGGCAAGAAAAAATGAGCCAGCTCGACGAAGATGGCGTCCTTCCCGATCTGGTCGGCGGTGCTAGTCGTCTCGTCGGCAAGAGCGCAAGGGCCGCCCTCGATGGGACCAAGGCCGCATACGGCGCCACGAACATGGGCGCGCGCAGCCGCGCCAAGAAAGCGGTCAACCAGTGGGTGTCCCGCATCAACCGGGACTGGCAAGAGTATGCTGAGACCCAGAAGCTGAAGGACCCGCGCGAGTCCGACGTCTACGAATTCCTTCAAGCCGAGTACGGCCGCTTCGACCCACACATCCACGACGTCCTCGGTCGCAAGATTCAGGAGCTGCGCACCTCCGAGCCGGACGAGGCTGGATACGCCGAGGAGCGCGGCGAGGCCGGTAATTCCGACGCCCTGAGCCACGACCCGGATTGGGCCGCCTTCAAGCACGCCGCATCCCCGGATCGCGATCGCCCCGAAGAGATCCGGCAGAGATCTCGCGGCACTGCGCAGGGAAACAGCCAGCCTGCCTCCGGCAAGGCGTGGTCTCAACCCGGCGTTGGCCCAGAAAAGAAGAACTGGTCCGCTCCCGACGTGAAGGCCAACCCGACCTCTCGCGCCGCCCAGCAGACCATGCAGGCCCAGTACGCCCGCTCCCAGGCCGCACGGGCCCCCCAGAAGGCTCCTCAGGCCCAGCAGGCTCCTGTGCACGATCGGGAGCAGCACGGCCCGGGTGTCCTCCGCGTCGGAGAACAGCCCCCGGCACGCGCGGATCTCGCCAACTGGGACAAGAGCAACATCCGTCACCGCCATCGCAGCGATACCATCGACTTCGACGCCTTCGACCATGAGGACGAGCTGCACCGGCAGATCGACGCCGCCCGGCGCGAGCGCAACAAGAAGCTCAAGCGCGAGGCCGCGGCGCCGAAGGCCCGCGCGATCCTTGAGACCGCAGCAAACGTTGCCGCCTACGCCCGCGAGAAAGGAAGCCGCGCCGCTGCGCTCGAAACGATCTCGGCCTTGCAAGAGACGTTCACCGGCGAAGCGATGGCGCTTACGCTCGCGCGTCGCATGATCCACGAGAACATGTCGGACGCCGCGGTGATCGCCGAGGCCATGCGCCTTGCGGAAGCCGACAACCCGGTCAGCCGCAGCGACCTCAAGGTGATCTTCAACGCCTTCGCGCGCTCGCTCCTGAGAAATCCCGATGTCCGCTATGCGACGATCCGCTTGGATCCGCGCAACCCCCGGTTCGACGGCTTCCTGCGCAACATCAACCGGTCCAGCAGCGGCCACGGTGGGACACCTTACGCGCCCACAAGCAACAGCCCTACTCAGCAGAGGGCTCCGGCGCAGTCCAAACCGACGCACGAGACCGGAAACCTTCCGGTCACCATCAGCACTGCGGAGTTGAATGCCGATCTTGAGCGGCTGAAGGTCCCGCCGCACGCCTTCGAGAACCTGCGCCGCTTGGTCAAGCGAAAAGGCTTGGGTGCCATTCACGACATGGGTCACGGCATGGACGAGGATGCCCGCAAGCTGCTCATCGCCCTGATGGCGATCATCGTTCGGCACGGCGGCTGAGCCTGACATTGTCCGACGAAATTTTCGTCGGACGCTTGCGGACGACGTAAGCTCGCTTCATCTTCCCGTGCGTAGCAACGATTCGACTTCGCACCCCGGGTCTACCAATGAAGCAACATGCCCTTCTCGATCTCACGCATGCCATCGAGAACCAGCCGCAGGATCGATTCCCGCTCGATGCCGCGGTCTCTCGTCTCCTCAAGCTTCCGGCGGACGAGGAGTTGTATCTCCCGCTGCAAGATCCCGACGCCGCCCGAGCTGTCGCCGATCTGATTTTCCCGAGCGCCAAGCTCACCGTCTGGCAGGACGGGAACCAAATCGTCGCCCACTTCCACCCCGCGGGCTGGAAGGCGCCGGTGCGCAGACGTCATCCCAACGAGGCGGCTGCGATCTGCATGTGCGTCCTCTGTGCCCGATACCTTGAGATTGAGGACGTCCGCCTTCTCCACGCCTGACGATATCTCAATCGTTTTTCGTCGCCACCGCCGCTAATACCGACTCCTCCGGAGTGCTGTTATCGAAGCGTGAGCGTAGGATCTCTGCGATCCTAACCCCCACGGTTGACATGACAGTCCTATCAATTCTGGCGGCCCTGGCGCTGTTGGCTTTCAACATCGTCATCTCCTACCTCAACGCCCGCGCCGTCGGTCCGGTGTGGCGTCAGCGTCATACCGCCGACTGGCTCTCCTGGGGCCTCATCTGGTCGGCGGCCATCCAAGCCACAATCGGCTTCTCCATGCCGATCCTCGTCGGCGAAGTCGCGATCCTGCACGTGCTCGGCCTCATCGGCCCGGCGGTGATCAAGGCGACGTTCTCGCTCTGGTACCTCGGGGTGATCGTCCCCGTCATCGGCACCGGCCTCATCATCACCGTGCACTCGATCGTCACGGCGTGGCGCGAGCGCAACTTCGTGAACATCGCGACTGCGGGCTACAACACCGCGGCCACCGCCTCGAACCTCGCGCAGATGCCGTCCGGCATCGGCAGCGCTCTGTCGAACCTCTTCGATAGCGAGGATGTGGGCTCGGCCTTCTTCCTCGTCGCTCTGCTGCTCGCAGCCTTGGCGCTGCTCGGCGGCGGCTTCCTCACCTACGCGGTGATCGACCACTACGCTCAGCGCGAGCTGGCCTACGCCTGAAGATGCTCTGCGGGCGGCAACATGGGCAGGAGGGACATCGTTGTTCCTCCTGCGAGGGCATCGACCCGGAAAGCTGCTTCTGGTATCCGCAGACGACAATGGCACAGATCAATCGTTTCTACACCGACGGCGCCTGGATTGAAGGCGCCTCGACCAAGCAGCTCGAAGACCTCGCGGCTTCGTCCGAGACAATCCGCACAATCGCGGCGATGCCGGATCTGCATCCCGGCAAATATGGCCCGGTCGGCATCAGCATGCTGGCCACCCACATCCATCCGGCGATCGTCGGCAGCGACATCGGCTGCGGGATGGGCCTGTACCGGCTCGGTCTCAAGCTGAGGAAGTTCAAGGCGGAGAAGACCGCCGAGAAGATGAAGGACCTCGACGAAGCTTGGGACGGCGATTACGCCACTGAAGTCGAAGAGTACCAGATCCCAGCCTCGATCTATGACCTCGGACTCGGAAGCATTGGCGGAGGAAATCACTTCTGCGAACTTCAAGCCGTCCATGAAGTTTTCAACGAGGAAATTTGTGCGGCCAAAGGGGTCGACAAAGACTTCGTTCACGTCCTCGTCCACTCTGGCTCCCGAGCCCTCGGCTACTCTGCCCTCGAAGGCATTCTCGGAGATGGGCTCCCTGTGCTCCCGGTCGACTCCGAGGAAGGCACCTCATACCTTGCGGCGCACGATCATGCAGTGGAGTGGGCCCGTCTGAACCGGAAGATCATCGCCGAGCGCGCGGCCGAGGCCGCACGCACGGAGACCCGGGCCCTGGTCGCCGATATCGCACACAACTTCCTTGAAGTGACCTCGGAGGGCGTCCTGCACCGGAAGGGCGCAGCACCCGCCGATCGCGGCCTCGTGCCGATCCCAGGCTCTCGCGAAAGCCTCTCGTACCTCGTGCGCCCGCTCGATGGCGCGCCTGCTGAGGCCCTGGCCACCCTCGCGCACGGCGCCGGGCGCAAGTATGAGCGGGGCAAGATGCACGGCCGCATCGAGAAGACGAAGTCCGAGCGCGAGCGCATGCAGCGCAACCCGTTCGGGGGAATCATCGTCTGCGAGGACCGCAACCTGCTGATCGAGGAGGCTGGGGCCGCCTACAAGGATATCGACGGGGTCATCTCCGACCTCGTGTCCTTCGGCCTCGTCGAGGTCGTGGCGACCTTCCGCCCCCTGGTGACGTTCAAGACCGGGCAGGCCCACATCGGCGACAAGGGGCGCGAGCGATGATCACACAGCTTCTCGTCACCTCCGGCCGCGGCCCCGCCGAGTGTCGGCTGGCTGTCGACGTCGTCTGGAAGATGATCGTCGCCGAGACCCAAGCGGTCGGCGTCGACGCGGGCACCATCCTCGGCGACAACCATCCTCAGGGCCACGGGCCCGCTTCGGTGGTGGTCACACTCGACGGACCTGATGAGGCGGTGGCCGACATCCTCGCGCGATGGTCCGGTTCCGTCCAGTGGATCGCCCAGAGCCCGATCCGGCGGAACCACAAGCGCAAGAACTGGTTCGTGTCGGTCTCCGAGCTGCCGCTGACGCCCGAGGACATTGAACTCGACGAGAGCGAGGTGACCTTTGAGGCGTTCCGTGCCGGTGGCCCTGGCGGCCAGCATCAGAACACCACGGACAGCGCTGTCCGGGCGGCGCATGCGGGCACTGGCATCGCCGTCACCTGCCGGGACCAGCGCTCCCAACACCAGAACAAGAAGGTCGCGCTCCGCCGCCTCGCTGCGGCAGTGAAGTCCCGCAACGACCTCGACCGCGGTGCCATCCGGGACCTCGCCCAGGAGCGCCACAACAACCTTGAGCGCGGCAACCCCGTGCGCGTCATCCGCGCCTGAGAGCAAGACTGCCCCTACCGGAATGAGTCTGCCACGACGTTGACGAAATTTTCGTCGAAGGCTAATCCGTCCGCGCTCAAAGGCCGGACAGTAGTCAATCCGGTTAAAGCACGGAGTGGGGCGGTTGCGATCCATCCTAGCAGCGATGTGCCTGTTGTGCATCATCTCACCAGCCTCGGCGAGAGGCTATCGTCACCATCATCACCATAGGCATCATCTTCGCCATTACGGTGGCTTCCGCCAAGCTAGCGGCAGCATGACTTATCAGGCCAAAGTCCGCACCGGCTGCGTGCGTGGCGAGACCTGGGCGCTGATGCACCGGATCGTGCACGCGATCGGCCCGATCGAAGTCACCTCGGTCTGCGATGGCCACCATGCCCGCCATAGCCTGCATTACGTCGGGCGCGCCGTCGATTTCCGCCCCAAGGCGGTCTCGCAGGGTACAGCGGTCGCCGCTCTCAGGGGCATTCCCGGAGTTGGCGGCATCGGCGCTGAGGGGCGCGGCCTCATCCACGTCGACACCGGCGGCCCGATCGAGTGGCATGATGTGCGCGTCCGGAGGTATGCCGGGCTCCGCCACTGGCACCACCATGGGCATCGCCGTCACTACGCCCACTTGCGGAATCCCTGGTCCTAACGATAATTTCGTCCGCGACTTCATTGCGGAGCACGAATTATGTTGGAGACGGCGGAAACGACCGCGCCCGTGCGGTCACTGGCGCTCGCAGGCAGCTTGGGTCACATCGAGCTGATCTGGGACAAGGATGCCGACGAGAAAGTCAGACCCGTCATCGAGAAGTACATCGCCCAGGGCGTTCGCTTCTTTCGGGTCGATACGACCGGTTTTCTCAACCTCCCCCGCCGTCTCCGAAAGATCGAAGATCTGAAGCGCCAGCGGATCAACATCGCTGATGCTGACATCGAGACGCTGGCTCAGGACGGCCTGATCCAGTTGGAACGCCTGGAAGACGGTGAGTACCGGGTATTGCCGGGAACGCCCACGGTCGACGAGATCGTGCAGGGCAACACCATGGCCACCCGGCAATTCCACGGGGGCTGACATGCCGATCAGCCCCGAGACCCGTTACTGCCTCGACGGCTGGAACGAGGCAGGCACGATCGCGGCCGACGTGCATCGCTACTTCGTCGGCCACTGCCGGAACCCGGATGACATCGTCCTCCCTGCCCTCAACGGCGGGGCGGGCGTCTCCGTCCTTGAGAACATGTATCTCGACTGGCGGCAGGAGAATCCGGAGTTGAGCAGCGCGCTCAGCCTGTTCGTCGTCGACGATCTGCGCCGATCGATCCGGAAGGCGGTCGACGAGTTCGTCATCGGCGTCACCTCGTGCACGCCGGACATGGAGCCCCGCAGGCTCTCCCAGCTCCGAGGCCGAGACGGCTGCGGTATCCTCGGCTTCAGCCCCACCTTGACCCACCGGATCCGGATCCTGCGCCGGGCGCTCGGCCGGGCCGCCCACGACCTCGCCGGTCTCGATGAGCGGGCGATCGCCGACCTGCGGGACCGGGAGCGGGTCGCGCAGCAGGCCGTCTACCAACGGGAGATCGCGCCGCTCATGGCCATGCTCGACGACATGGCCAACGCGGTCGCCTGCATGCCGGTGTACACGGATGAGGATTTCCGCAAGCTCTCGAAGCCCATGAGCCCCCGAGAGCGCCGGGCCCGCGTCCGGAGGTCTCGGGCCATCTTCAAGCGCTCCCTGGCCTTCCTGGGTAAGCTCATCGCCCCCGAGGCCGTACGGCGCTTCATCAGCCACAGCGAGCCCCTGCGGATCCCCGGGCAGCACTGTAACTACGAGATCACGCGGCGCAAGCTTCAGATCGACTACGGGGATGCGAACTTGGCGCTGCTCGACCGTGACGGTGGCCTGATCTGCAAGGTCTGCCTGCACACCCGAGACGTCCCCACGCTCGATCACGTCGCCGGGATCATCCTCTGCGTCCTCTCAGGGCGGGAGGAGGAAATCCTGAAGCCCGGCAATTTCTACGATATGCCCCAAGGCCGGGAGCTACCGGACTGGCTCGCGCCCTACCATCCCTCAGCGTCTGATCGCGGAGGACACATGGCCGCCATTCAGATGATGATCGACGATGCCCTTGGGGCTCCGATCGTTGACCCGTTCCTGTTCGAGCCGGTGACCTGGGAGCTGACGCAGAAGCTACGGAAGCGGACCTACGCCAAGATCTATGCCGAGATCGCGGATCTCGTCGCCGTACTCCCGATCCCGCCGGTGGTGCCAAGGGCTCGGATCGAGGCGGCGACAGGCATGGTGGTCGACAACCACACCATGCCTGCGCTGGCAGCCTAGAGAACGGGATCCCCGAGACCAGGGGAGAGATCGCTTACATCAACTCGCCATTTCGGAACACGGCGACGCTCGTGCGACTCTCCGTTTTCGTCCGGTACTCACCATTCAGCACCGCGTGTTTCTTGTCGCCTTCACGGACGGCGTAGAACAGTCCGTTGGGCGCCTGCATGTATGTGGGTCCACCGATCTGCGCGTCGCCGAGCTGGATCTGGACACAGAGCGCATTTTGCCGCCACCCCTGTCGGCGCAACTGGCGCACGGTGGTCATTCGATCCTCCGGCGCCTCCACGCGGTGGAGAGGACCAGGGGGAGTGGTGCCGGTATCGAGCTGCATGTCCATCGGGACCTCCTGCGTTGGCAACGAAAATATGCCATACTTTCGTTCGATGCCGAACGAAAATTTGGGACCGGCAAACGATTTTTGTAGGCTTCCGTGGACTGCAATGCACTGCGACCGTCCTCAAGGCACTCGGCCTTGGATCCGGCCCCTCGATCCGCCGCTGCCCTCTGGTATTCATATAAGTGAATAATTCGACCTGTGTTCATTGCGCCACCATCTGGTTCTGAGAAGATGGCGCCATGAACAAGCTCTCCATCCTCGATATTGTCTGCATGGTGGTGTTGGGCTTCCTTGCCTACATCGTCGCGCTGATCCTCATCTTCTCTGGTTACGGCATTCCCCTGTCGATTGTCGTCGGTCTCGCTGCCACCGGCATCCTGCTGTGGCGCTGGCACCGGGTCATGCTCTCCAAGCTCGCGAACCTCGTGAAGCCCGTCGATCCGGCGTAATCACCGTCCTAAATAGAGGATGCCATACGAATTCCTGGGCACCCTCTCAGAAAGCAAACTGATCCCGACCCCGCAGTCGTTGGAGAAATATCGGCCGCAAGACCTGCCGGATTTCCTCCTCCTCACTCTGTGCGCGCTGCGGGTTCTTCTTCTCTACAAGCGCAGCAACGACAACGCGCGCGATTACGTGCGTAAGACGCGCCAGTGGGGCAGCTTCGATGTTTGGCGCCAGACGGGCACCGACCTCTACCAGCTCCTGCACGCCCTCGAAGGGCGCATGTCGACCAAGGTGCATGGCGCCAACGCGCTGCATCTCGATTACGGGCTCGTGCGCAACTGGCTGCGCGACTCCCAAACGGGCGAGAGCCGCGAGACGACGACGCGCCGTCTGTTCCTGCACCTCGATCGCAACCTCAAGATCCGAGATGAGAGCCTGAAGGCGATTCGACGCCTCGTCATGAACTGGCGCCAGATCGACAACCACAAGCGCGCCCTGGCGATGACGCGCCTGCTTCAGATCCTGCGGGCGCGCATGCCGCGCTCGGAGCTTCTCCACCCGCTTTCCGAACTCGCCCGACACCTCCACCTCGAACTGCGCGGCGTCGACAACCCTGAGAGCCTGGACGGCCTCGCCGAGGGCACGAAGACACCAACCGGACACGATCTCGACGCCTATCACGGCACCCAGGCCGACTTCGACGCCTTCGACCCCGAGCGCACCGGCGATATCGGCCTGCACTTTGGGACGCCCGAGCAGGCCAGCCGGGCCGCCGCATCGGCGTTCACCGGCAAGTACGAGACCGGCTCAGCGGTGATGCCGGTGAAGCTGCGGCTCACGAACCCGCTCCGGGTCAAGGATCAGTTCTCGGTTCTGGGCAAAACCTTCATCAACCGCGCGAAGACGTGGGTGCTCGCCACCCCTGGCTTCCGCGCCACAGACGCCGAGCGTGCGGAGATCTACGACGCGGCCAAAGCCGCCGATGCCGCGCGTAAGCGGGGTGGTGGCGACTACTCGATCAAGCTCGATCCGTCCAAGGCCAAGCACCTCGCCGCCTACGAGGCAGCGTCCAAGCGCTTCTGGAAGGCCATTGAGGCATCGTGCATCCGCCAGGGCTACGACGGCCTCGTCTACGACAACAAGGTCGAGGGCAAGGGCGACAGCTACGTCGTGTTCAAGCCCGAGCAGGTGCGCTCGCGCTTCGCCAAATTCGATCCGGAGAAGGCCGACAGCCCCAACCTGATGGACAGCGCGGATGCGGAAGCGAAGCCGCCTGTGGCCGAGAACGCGAGCTGCGGAGCCACCTCGGCAGCCTCTGTCGCCACGGCGACGTCAGCGATCGGCGGTCTCGGGGTCGGCTTCAACCCGAACGGCGACCACGGCATCTACGAGCCGTCACGCAAGAAGAAGAAAAAGAGCAAGGTGACGGTGATCAAAAGATGAGACAATTCATCAACGCGGTTGCGGGGCTGTTCGAGGCTATCAAACTCGGAAAGGATCCGCGTTTTCAGTTTCATCTCAGCGTGGAACCCGACCTTGTGCCTGGGCGCTCCTTTGCCGAGCAAACGCGGACTGTCAGCTACGCGGGCGCCCGCGGCGACGCAGGTGAGGGCAATGGCGAGATCTACACGACCTCGAACCTGCGCTACTGGATCACCCAGCTCTCGTACGAGGACACCGGAGACTTCCCCGAGAACGTCTACCTCGTCTACGTCCGAGACGGCAGCGAGGGGAGCATCTGGTCGCCGCATCAGGACATGAGCCCGCCCGAGGACGTCATCGTGCTCGCCAAGGTTGGGGTGATCGACGCCTCCTCCGACGACATGCCGGATGTCGGAAAGATGGAATGGGTCGCCGAGAAATGGCTTGCGGAGCACGGAGATGCGTTCCTCGCTGACATCGGCGAACCGACCCCGAATGGCCAAGTTCTGAACTGACGGCTGGTGCTGGAGATTTCCAGACAACAAAAAGCCCCGATGCGGATGAGCGCACCGGGGCTTTTTCTAGGGCCTCATCGGCATCACACGTTGTTCGTGGATGCCTCGTGGGCGGCGATGAAGCGGATCACATTCTCGGACCAGCCGTCGATGTGGACCCACTTGGGCTTGTAGGCGATGCCGTTCTTCTCGACGGAGATGTTGATCAGATAGTTCCGCTTGCCGAACGCGTTGGCGTTGGCAGGCTTCTTGAGCGCATCGGTCTCGCAGTCCGCCTCGTCGGTGATGACGATGACGCGGTCGGCGTCGGTCTCAGCCTTGGCGACGTAGTCCATGCACTGCGTCAGGAAGATCCCGCCGTAGCCCTGGTCCCGTAGCGCCTTGTGGATCGCGTCGACCATGGCCATGCCCTGGCGCGCCGGGATCAGACGGGTGTCGTGGACCCGGCGACCGTCAGAGCCAGCGGTCGCGTACACGACCGGGTTCTCGCAGACGCCGGTGATCATCGCCGTAAGAGCCGCCGCGGTATCGAGGCGGGTGGTCTCTGAGCCCGATCGGCTCCAGCCCCCTCGCGAGGACAACGAAGCCTGCATCGAGCCGGAGACGTCGACGATGAACACGGTCTTGCCGGGCAGCTTCTCCACGCCTTCGAGAGCGGCGATCATCGCCGCGTCAAGGTCGCGCTCGAAGCGCGGGGCATGGCGAGCGGCCGAGAGGAACCGGAACGGCAGGACCCGTCCAGCGCCCTTGCGGGCGCGGATGGCCTCCGAGATCAGCGTGTGGTCCACACCGGCCTCGGTCATACCGCGCAGGTTCTTCAGCAGGGCCATATAGCCGAGCTTCCCTTCGGACAGGAGGCGCGTGAACGTCGCCTTCTTGTCCTTTCCACGGGCAGCTTCGACCTCCCAGGTGTCCGGAGCCGCCAGCGTGTCCGAGGCGAGAGCGTCGTACAACGCCTTCCGCTCGGGGGTGGACGGCTTCGGGTGCACGAGAAACATCACGTCCCGGATGCGGATCTCGCGATCGCCCGCATACTTTGCGAGCTGATAGGCGTCGAACTTGTCGAACGTCCTGGCGAGACCGCGACGCATGGCGTGCGTCATGACCTTCTTGACCTGATCGGGGCCGACGCCGTTGAGCTTGGCGTGGACGGCCAGCAGCTCACCGAGTTCGTCAGCGCGCGAGACCACCGAGACGATGGTGTCGACGACGAGCTTCCCCTTGGCGCGCGACGCCAGGATGGAGGTCAGAAGGAGCGGAACGTGCCGCAGGTGCTGCTCGTGGCGGGCCTCGATCGCGATCGCGGCCAGCTCTTCCGGCGTCACCAGACGGGCGAGTTCGACGATGCGGTCTGTGATGCTTTTGCCGTCCTCATAGGCGGAATTCTCCCACAGGAGGCAGGTCAGAACCGAACGGCGCAGGGCAGCGACGTTGTCGACCTTCACGGCAATGGCGCCCGGAGCCGTAAACACCGGCTGGGTCTTCTTCACAGTATTCACACGCATAATCGATCTCACAATATAATAACAACAGAAACTGGCGGGGCGCCCTCCGATCAAAGAGGACGCCCCATAGCAGTACGCAGAAATAAGTCGGGCCGGGAACGTTTTCGGTGCTCTAACCAACTGAGCTAACCCCCGTCAAAATGGTCGGGGGTACAGGACTCGAACCTGTGACAACCGGCGTGATAGGCGAAGTATCCCTGTCCTACGTCATGCATACTGGTGTGATCGGAAATAAACGAGAGCGGTACGTTTTGATAAAGCCAATCGAAGTAACCGCGCTCTACGTCACGAGCACATTCTTGTTATAGAAGAACAAAGGCCGGGCTGCAACGATGATGTTGGCCCGGGCCGCGATTACATGTCGTTTTTAATCAGGCTTTGCCGCGAGCCTTCTTCACCGGCGCGGGGGACAGCTCAGAGGCGACGTAGTTGTGCTGCACGCCACCCTTGGCCCACTTCACGTCGTAGTAGTTCTGACCGGCGCGCGGGCCCGAGCCCTCGCGGACGGCGACGATGGTGCCGACCATGCCGGGAGGCGGGATCAGGTGCAGCGGATGCGCCTGCGCCTTCGGGAGGTCGTTTCCGTCCCAATCGACTGCCCGGTAGTACGCCTTCCAACCGGTGTAGCGGGTATCGTTGTCGACATCGTCGACGTACATCTTATTGCCGCGGCTGTAGGTCGGGTTCTTGGACTGGTTGTGAACGACCTTGGCGCCCACCTCCAGCTCACCGGCGAGGCTGTTGTCGACGACGTAGATGCGGGAAGGATCGTAGACGCAGATCTGATCGCCATCGAGCAGGCGACGGATGCCTTTACCCTTGAACCAGACCGCGTCGTAATGAGAGCGCAGGTGGTCGGTCAGTGAGCGCGTCTGGGCGTACCACTCGCTGTAATCGCGACGCTGGAGGATGTCATCCGGCGGGTTGTAGCCATTCTGGTGCCACCACGTCATCATCTTCGAGGGAGACGCAAAGTTGATCTCCAACATGTTCGGGACGTCGAGCCAAAATTCCTTCAGCCCCTTGACGCTGTCACCATTGTAACGCTTGGCCGTTGCTTTCTCAGTCGTCAGGTACACACCATATCCCAAATGGTGGACCGGAGCTGGAAGGTTGCCGCCGGGGACGTAAGGCCGGAACGGGTAGCCGTTGGCACGCCCGTCTTCTGCGCGATCGACATCGAAGCCGTTCTGCATGATCGAGTTGATGTCGCTGGTCCCGTGATAGACGGGGCCGAACATCCTCCGCTCACGCGCCTCGCGCGGGGAGATCAGAGGGATCGCGCCCTCGGTGAGGATCGGAGAAGACGCCTGGGTAGCAGCCTCGACGATCTGCATGAACGTGCGCATCATGTTCATCGGGCGACGATGTCCATGAACGAGCGCATCAAATTTTCCTGCACATCCTCGGGCTCACCCTCCGGCTCACCCTCGACCGCATCTTCGTTTCCGGCGATGAGCTTGAGGAAGTCGGGATGGAATCCGCCGTTGTTCGTGAACACCGGGATTTCGTCGTAGTCGAAATTCGTTTGGGAGCGCATCAGCAGCGGCCAGGGCTCGCGGGAGTTCATCGGCCGGACGAAATGGAACTCTTCGCCATTCACCATCGCCGTGACCAGCGGGCAGAACGTGCTGCCGTCAGCCTCGTCCTGCTCGATGGGGAACCCGTCCACGCCGTCGAGATCTGACAGCTCGAAGCCCTGCTTCGGCACGTTATCGATGTTGAGATATAGCTGGCCAAGGCACTTGAGCAGGTTGGCGTCGTTGAAGAGATCGCGCGGAACCACGCGGGTATAAGACATGAAACATCTCCAGAGTTCGCGCAGACCTTCGGCGGGAGGCGCGGACGAAAAATTCGTTGTATTTATATGCTGATCTCAGCCACGTCCGGCGGTCTCTTCCGGAACCGCTGGGTCTCATCGCACCAGTATTCGACCCAGTTGCGCTGATCCCATCGCTTTCTTCGGGATCTCAGACGCATCAAGTCCGTGGAGACTTTGCGCCACGCCTCGAACTCGGCATCGGCGGGCGGGCGATTGCCCTTCATGTACCGCTCGTACCACGCGACCCAATTGCGCTCGGCAGCCTCCAAGCGAGCGATCTCGCCGTCGAGCACCGTGCAGGATGTCTCCCAGGGCTCCTGCCCCGTACCGGCGCAGACCTCGCTCTTGCGGTGGTGCAGCTTGATCGTGCCGTCGGACCTCAGCCCCTTGGTTGCACCGCAGATCTGGCACTTCATCGTCGTCTCCGCGTCCGATCGGTGGCCGCTCCTCCATCGTGGTACGCACGGACCCAAAATCCGCAACTAATCCGCGACGAGATTTTCGTCGAAATTTTCCTCTGCTGCCGCCGCACTATTAATTGAATTTTTCTCTGATTTCATAAATACTTTCAAGCAAACCCCCTCATGGGGAAAGGATATAATCAAATGACTACGACTACTCAGGTTAACGGCACGGCTGTTGCGGGCGAGTCGCTCGGTTCTGGCCTCGACTTCTACACCATCTCCACCGGCGTCAACATCCTCGGCGGCGCGTTCGGCACCACCTCGCAGAACGTTCTGGATCGCCTCGTGCAGATCATCGCCATGAACGGCCAGCCGGTTCTGCTCGGCCAGCCGACTTCGGACGGTCAGGCCACCCCGACCTACACCCTGAAGTTCGCGATCGAGCACCGCGGCTCCTGGGCCTCGGCTGCCGACCTCCAGGCTGCAATCCTGGCGAACTGCCCGGCTTCGATGGGCTTCACCTCCTCGAACCTCACGGTTCTGGTCAACCCGTCCCTCTAAGTTCTACTGAACTGGAAAACAGAAAGCCCGGCTGACGCCGGGCTTTTTGCATAAATACATCAATGTTGACGTCCGAGATATTCTCGAAAGCATCTCCCAAGGCCAACCGGATCTGGCGCAAGCGCGGTTCCGAGGTGTCTCAGCACGCCCGGCCCCCGAAGGAGCAGCCTCCGGTCTCGCGTCGCCGTTTCGCGCCCGTGGAGAAGAAGGACGATGCCCAACACTGACGATACCAGCTTCATCGAGAAGCTAAGCCACCTCCTGGGGATTGACCCGGACGAGGCGACCTCAAAGGTCGGCGCCATGGACGTCGACAACGCGATCGAATTGGTCTCGGCCGTTTCCGCTGGCGATGCCCAACGCGCCAGGGCCCTCCTCAGCACCGCATCGGAAGACACCTCGGACGATGATACCGACGAGGCAGAGGACGGCGACGAGGCCCGGCAGGTCACCGACACCGATAACAGCCTGGATATCGACTCGCCCCACAACTTCGCCTACGGCGATGCCGTCGTCGTCAACGGCGAGAAGGGCGTGGTGAAGATCCCGCGCAATGGCAAGGGGAAGGTCGGCGTGCTCATCAACGGCAAGATGCGGCTCTGCGACCCAAGCGAGGTCAAGCCCGAGAACGACACCATCTCTGAGGATGTCGACCGCGTTCTCACTCTGGCTGGCCTCAAGAGCCGCTGACGGCGTCAAAGCTTCATGAAAAAAGCCCCCGGATCTCTCCGGGGGCTTTTTTGTATCCGGGTTACCCGAGAACGGTGCCGTTCGGCAGTTGGAGCTGCCCGTTCGTCCGGAAGATGAACATCTTACCGGTATCCACGCAGGTCAGTGTCATCGCGTTGTCGTTGACATCGTTGTTGACCTTGCCGCGCTGGCCGAGCTGCCAGTGAGCGAAGCCATCGTTCCAACCCTGGACGTGATTGTAGTCGCCGTACCAGAACTGGCCGTCATTGCCCTTGTCCGGCGGCTGGGTGCCGTTGCCGACATCAAGCACGTCGATCGTGATCTGCCCGGGGACTGTGGCTCCCTGGCGATCCCACGTGCCCTCGACGTAGCCCTTGTTGAAGGCGGACAGGCGGCGGATGCGAAGGCCATAGTTGTTTACGCCGTTGGCACCGGCAGCCGCATAGAACGGACGGCCGGTTCCGCCCTGAGCTTGGTGGTTGAGCGAGTTGATCACAAGGTTGTCGCAGTACTCGAACAGCACGCCGACGCCGCTCCACGTCCAGATGTTCAGATCGATCTTGTCGACGAGCGAGGTGTTGCCTGCGCCGTAGAAGCCAGCGAAGCGAACGCCGTGGACGTTCTGTGTGTTGGCCTGGGACGCCTCCTGCCAGATGGTCAGGTTGATGTCGAGGAACTGGTTGTCACCCGCCTCACCGAGCCCGGTGGTGGTGTTGCCGCTGCGGGTATCATCCTGGCAGTCGAACACCGCGCACTCGTAGCCGAGAGCATCCTTGAGGAAGAGGTGGTAGACGCCGTTGTTGACCGAGAGCACTTCGAGAAGCCGCGGCGAGACGTTGTTGCCCAGGACGCGCAGGTACTTGAAGCCGCCGCCCATGCACTTGTACGCCTCGGAGACCGGCACGCCGCGCTCGGCGGCCGTCTGCGACCGGTGCAGGAGCACCGTGAACGCGCCCGTCGGGAGGATGGTGGTGCCGGTCTTCTCGATCGCCGCAGCAGCCGCCACGCTCGGCTCGTGCGGGTAGTCCGTGCCGACGCCCTGGACGATCACGTTGTCGTACTTGTTCTCGATCGTGCGAGACACGTAGATGGTCGTTTGCGGGAGCTGGACGATGCCGCCGCCGATGCCGTGCAGGTAGATCATCGCCGCGTCGATCGCGTCGCTGTTCTGCCCGGCGTTCTGCTGAAGCCAGGGGCTCAGCATGCCGGTGTGCCCGGCCGGGATCGTGTTGTTGACCACGACGATCTTCCACCAAGAGCCGTCACCAGCCTGGATCGGCATCAACCCATCGGAGGGGCCGGTGGAGCGCACATACAGCGCGCCAGCGTGCTCGTCGCCGAAGTTGGCCCAGCCGGTGGCGATGAAGCCCTGCTGATCAGCCGAAAATGTGAGATTGGGAATGTTCGCTCGGAGAACACCTCCGAGCGAGACAGTGTTAGGAGTAGTCATGCGACTACTTTCTCACAAAGCCATCGCAACTACACTATTGAGTTGCCAGATCTAGACCGCGTGCAGCCGCATCAGCAGCATGTCTTCGCGCATGACCTCGGTGTCGCCCCAGACTGTCAGGGTTTCGTATCGTTCACTGAATATCTGCCGCTTGAGCTTGATCATCCATTGGTCGCAGACGATCCTATACTCGTACTCGAACTTACCGAATGACACCTCGGGGTCATTCAGGTCGAACTCAACCACCCAGGTAAACTGGAAAGGTCGTTCATCCATGAAGAAGGCGACAGACCCGTCGGACCCGTCCGTCTGGCGCGAGGACGACGGCATCTTATTGCCCATGATGGCGTTGACGAGCGCGTGAAGGTTCACGCCCTCGGCCCGGATGAATTCGGGCGTCAAATCGAGTGGGAGCTTACACATGAAGCCGAAGCGTGACAAAATCTTCGACGATTGTCGATAAGTCGCCGTGGACATCAAAGTCTTTATCGATCAATGGCGCGCCGTTTTCGCCTCGCGAGCGAACGATCATCAGGTCGACATGCCACTTACGCATGGACAATCGATAGAAAATGCCATCGCATCCGTCCACGTTGTACATGTTTAGCGTGCACAAATCTCCTGCGGCCTCAACGACGATTGTCGCGCGATCGGTCGAGTATTCCTTGGACACGTTCTCGCCCTCGGCATCGAGAAAGCTTCCGATCACCGAGACGATGGATTCGGTGTCTATGCCTTCCATCTCCCAGGCGGCGAGTTGCGGTCTCAGCTCATCCATAGGCGCACAGCCAGAAGGTCGGCCAGAATTTCCTCGGCATCACCGTGAACCTCAAGGATCTCCGTGAACCATTTACTGCATGCATGGAAGGATGGCGACCGCCCAACTATAACTTCCCAATTCTCTCGTCGGAATATGTTGTGGCCTTCACCATACAATGACAGTCTGACTTCAATCTCGATGCTTATATCGCCAAACTGATAGATTACGCCCTCGGAGCCGAAGCTACTCTTCCAATGCGGGTTGTCGAGAGCGCAGTCGTAGATGACGTCGAAGAGTTCTGCGGTGAGCGTCATCTTGATCAGGACAGGGCGAGCACAAACGCAGCGAGGTCGGTGATGATCTCAGTTTCATCGCCGCTGACGGTGATGATCTCTCCGAACATTGGGGTGGAGCTTCCGCCGAACACCCCCTTCTTCTTGAGCAGCGTCACTTCCCAGCGGCTGCTGGCGTAGGTGACCTGCCGGTCCCCTTCGTAGGTGACGGTGAGATCCATCCCAGCGAGGCAGTACCGTGACGTGTTCCCATCGTGGACATAACGCGCGCCTTCCCCGCGCTCGTATGCCTTGAACAGGTTGTCCATGATGGCCCGATGAAGCGCGTTAAAGTTTTCGATGAGAGCTGTCGTCATGCAACCAGCAATCTCATGGCGGCGAAGTCCTCGATCATATCCTCTTGATTGCCGCGGATGTAGACGATGTCATCGACCACGTGGCGGAGACGTCTCATCACGTAGTGATTCTGGATCGAGAGCGTCATCCGCCAACGGCCGCCGTCGAGCGTGACCAGCCAGCGAACGCGGCGGTTGTCGACTTTCCGAGAGATGAAGCGCACGTCGATGCCGACGATCTCGACAACCGCATCGTATTTCATGTGCGCTGCCGCCTTGTTGATCTCGTCTCCGAAGATCTGCTGTATGAGTTCCTTGTCGACCACGTTCCTACCAGATGTCGCCATCCGATATCGCCAACCGGATGGCCGTAAAGTCTTCCAGCATGGCTTCCTCTCCCCGTTGGTACAGAACGGTTTCGAGGATTTTTCCTCTGCGGTATGAGTCTATTGTATCGAAGATCGTCACCGTAATTCCCCACCTGTCCGTGTAAAACGTCAGACGTATGGTATTATCACGATGCGCCAGGATCTTCACATCGATCCCAGCAACCTCGATCTCCCCACGATAATCGTTGATGCTGCGAGAATGCTTTATCAGATAGACGATTATATCGTTCAGCGTCTCCAAATCGATCATAAGTGCCTCAGCCTGAAGGCGACGAGGTCCGAGCGCAGGACCTCGATGTCTCCCCAGAGGAAGGTGACGTCGTAGGGGCGAGCACGCGTATCAAACCAGTCCGTACACGCGTCGCTGATCCTCACCGTCCACATGCCCGGCGAGGAGACGTAGTAGGCGTACTTCCGGGTGTCTTCATCCATCTCCACCCGCAGCGGGTGATCGAGGACACCCGGGAGCAGGAAGGACGTCTGGCCGATGAGGATGTCGAGAGAGACCGTCGCCCACTTGCACAGGACTTGAGCCCAGAGCGCCTGGACGGCGGCGACTTCGTCATCGCTCAAGCTCACTCCGCAGCCGCGGTGGCATCCTCTGCGGGCGGGTTGAGGGTGAAGCCTAGTTCTGCCAGACGCGCGAGCGTTTCTTCATTGGAGCGGTGAAGAATTCCGACGCCGCCAGCCGCTCGCCACTTCTTGATGTTCTTATACATATCGTCCACGAGCACATCACCAGGGGCGGCCATGAACGTCGCCTTATCGCGGGACAGGCAGCAGACGACATCCTCGTGGTTGAAGTTTGTCTTCCACCATTCCTTCTTGTGTAGGACAGCGTTGTCGAAGTTCATCTTCGGGCAGCCGGTGAGGACCGTCGGGCCCAGGTGCTTGACCGCGTCCCACAACTCGAAGGCGCCGGGCATCGGTGGCATGCTTGGCCACCACGCGGGGTACGCGTGGATCATCGCCCACATGTCGTCGTCGCGCAGGTCTCGGGGGAAGCTACCGAAGTTGTTGAAGCAGTGCTGATCGAAGTGAGCAAAGACCCCATCGGAGTCCAAAAACAGTTTAGGCATAACGATTTTATATCAGTGAGCTTAGATTGTAGCACAACAGCATCGCCCGTTGCGACGACTTGTCTATATTATTAGCGCTGTTTTAGGCTAACGTGTCCCACCGCAACGCAAATGCCGCGGCGTCGTCCTCGCCGAAGACGTAAACGTACATACCCAGGTGGCCGTCGAGGTAGACCTTGATCTCGTTCTCCTCGATCCAGGCCCTGGCCTCGCCGACGAACACGTACCTATTCTCGACGTCGATCCAGGCGACGTAACGGCACAACTCACGCGAGATGCAGAACCGATGAGCCGTTATCTTGGGGAGGTTTTCTTCAGACGGGTCGCCCATCTCTCAAGCGTATTTCAGCATGAAGAGGGCGGCATCATCCTCGTTAGAGAAGCCTATGATGAGACCCAAGCTGTGCTCATACTCGTGAAATTCGTCCAGATTTTCCTGGGCCCAACACCAGACGTCATACCGCAGCTCTGTCGTAATGATCGGGTCGCCACCGCCGATGTCGTACATGACATTGTGTGAGATCGTGGAACTCCTTCGTCACAATCACCTCATTTCCCGGCGACTCGTACATCAGAGGTCTGTAGCCGTATTGCAAAAGCCCCTCACTGACGGTGATGGCGCACATACCCGCGGGCAGCGCCTGCGGTCTCGCGCCGGGCACGACGATATTTTCGTAGTCCATACAGGAGGATATCACGGACCGGCCCCACGGCGGGCTCAATTTGGGTCGTGATTAGTTGACGCCTTTGGGTCGACCCGTACCCTTCAATGATCTACGGAGAGCCCCATGCAGCACGTCGAGCGCATTACCGAAATCTACAACCGGCTGTCGGGCGTTGATCCCGACAAGTCGCCCGATCAGCAGGATTACTACGTTGGGGATCGATTGAAGGCGCTCCTGCGAGCCCAGGAGATCGAGCCGACCAACGCGCTGTTCCTGATGCTGCTCGAAGAGCAGGTCGAGGGTCTTCTCGCCAAGGCATCGGTGACGGCCGCCGCCTACCTGAAGGACCCGAGCGCCTTCGATCGGATCATCGCCGATGCGCGCGAGATCCGGGCCCTCTTGGACGATCCCGGTGTCCGCGAGGAACAGAGCTACCTGCGGGAGACGATGATGTCGGCCCTGCGCCACTACGGGGCGGCCGAGCGGGACGACGTCAAGGAACTGGTCGAGGCGCCCTACGCCGTCGCTCACCTGTGGCGAGACGCCCTCAACACGATGATCCCGGACGAGCGCGGCCGGTCCACGCTGGAAGTCCACCAGTTTCGCCAGGGCGAGCCCGAGACGACGAAGCCGCGCTACGTGCGGGACGTTCTCGGCTTCTGGACGATCAACGATGCCCTGCGGCTGGCGCTGACGATGCCGTCGGGCATCGCCATGTGCATGATCCGGGACAACGAGGCGATCCACTCCTACTTCGCCTTCCTGATCCGCAACGGCGGCACCATCACCGTTGTTACCGACCGCTCGCGGTATGCCCACCCGCTGGCGCGGCAGCGATCGCGGCGGCCGGATCGGGAACTTGACCGCCGCATGGCGCGCTCGTGGTTCCCCTACGAGCTGCTGAAGATCCAGTACCTGACGGACGAGGATGGTGAGGTGGTCGGCCTCAATGTTCCTCGCCAGGAAGGCATCATCCCCCAGCAGCAGCGGGCCTTCCGAGTGAAGCCGATCTCTGCGATCGGGGCAGCCGAGATCGCCTGGACGGCGTTCATGTTCGCGCTCCTGACCAAGCGGTTCTTCGTCGAGGATCAGAAGACCGAGACCGTTTCCTACACCGGCGAGATGGTCGAGGTGCCGCTGGCGCTCGAAGCCGCTGCCTATGCCGCGGGCCTGCCCGACCTCGTGCGCCCGACGGTCCCGCTCGCCGCTCCGCACCTGACCTCGGCTGCCCTGAACACCGCGACGATCGCTGAGGCCGCGTCGACCCGCAAGCCCGTGGGCCACAACGCGTGGATGGAGGTCCGCTACGGCGCCCAGGTACCCGACGAGGTGCTGAACTCGGTCGCGGCGCCCTCTCTTGAGGTCAAGCACTTGTTCGAGGACGGCACGATCTCCAGCGTCCGTGAGATGCCGAACACGCCGAGCTGGGATCGGGGTCCGCCCAAGAATGCCGCCGGGGCGGTGTCGCTGGGCAAGATCCACGACCTCGACGCCTCCACCTTCGGATCCGCCCAGGAGGTTTTGGCAGACCGCGCGTGGCTCGCACGGCACAATCAGGCGGAGTTCATCGAGCGGCTGGCCAAGCGGGAGTTCAAGGCGCGCCGTGCTGAGATCGAGGCGTGGTGGGAAGGCGTGATCAAGGCCCGTACGCCTGAACTGCTCAAGGCGGCCTTCGCCGGAACCTTCGTCCGGAGCACCCAAGGGCCAGGGTCGAACGGCTTCGAGGTCGGCAAGCCCGCGGGCGGACGGGGGCAGGAAGAGATCCTGTCAGTTGGCCTGTGGGATCCTCGGGGGCGCAGCGTCTACGACCCGCAAGACGCACTGACGGTCGGCGAGCCTATCACCCGCGAAGGCAAGCACAGCACCCTGCGCACCGGCAAATTCCGCTGCGTGGTCACCGACCGGCCCGCCACCCACTTTGCCACCTTCGCGCCGCAGACGGCCGAAGACCTTGCGGCGATCGCCGGGATCCGCGTCGACGAGCTGCCCGACGTCCTTCAGCACTGGGCGCTCCGGGAGCCCTACACCGGCAACTCGATCCTCGACCGGCTCGATCCGCTGGACGACATCGACAACCCCTGGCGCAAGCTCACCTTCCGGACCTCGTTCCACCTGAGCAGCTTCGCCTTCCCGGAGGACAGCCCGTTCCACCGCTCGAAGATGAAGATCAAGACACCCGAGCAGGCCGACTGAAAGGTCAGCCCGCCGTCTGAGGCACCCGGTACATCGTCCGCGAGCCCTGGAAGCCGAACTGGCTGTACCAGCTATCGAGGTCGAGAACCGGGTTGTCCCATGTCCGCAGAACCAGGGTCACGCCCATGGTGTCGGCAAGCCCGCACAGGACCTCCATGGTCTTCGTGCCCAGGCCCTGACCCTGCTCGTCCTCGTCGACCGAGATGTTGTCGATCTCGACCATGTGCGGCAGATCGGCGAAACCGTGGATGTTATCGTCGACCAGCGAGAGACTGACGTTCTCAAGCTCCGGTATAGCATCCAACTCGGAATAGGCACGGTCGATATAGGCTGCGGTTATGTCGTCGCCCTTCTGGCCGGAAGCCTCGCAGACGAGATCGATGTACTTGCGGATGTTCATAACGCGGTATTTATCGGCCCCACATCAGGCTGCATCGCTGTCAGGAACACTCTGATAATCCCAAGCGTCGCTTTCGTACCCGGAACGCCCGAGAACTAACACCGGGCGGCAGACGATGCACAAACCATCTTCCGGCGCAGGCCAGACTCGTGTACGAAAATTTCGTCACACGGGAGGGTCGCACCTATGACCGCAGCTTTACAGGAACAATCAAGCATACAGCTCCAACTCGGACGCCGTCGGCGACCGGTGTTGGAGCCCCGAGAACGGCTGATCCTCGCGCTCGACACCGAGGATCTTCAGACGGCTGATCGGCTGGCCGGGAACCTCCGGGGCTATGTCGGCGGCTTCAAGATCGGCCACAAGCTCCTGTACCGGGGCGGCCTTGAACTCGCGCGCGACCTGTGTCGCCTGAACAAGGTGTTCGTCGACGTGAAGCTGCACGACATCGACAGCACCGTCGAGCAGGGCATCCGCGACATCGCCGAGACCGGCGCGTCGATGGCCACCGTGCACGGCTATCCCAGCAGCGTCGCCGCGGCGCTGCGGGGCGCGGAGGGCTCCGATCTTCTCGTCCTCGCGGTCACCGTGCTCACGAGCTTCAACGACCGGATGCTGGCCGCGGCCGGATACGCGGGGAGCGTGCAGGATACCGTGGAGCTGCGGGCCATCCAGGCTGAAGAGGATGGCCGCTACGGCCTCGTGTGCTCGCCTGCCGACCTCACCTTCGTGCGCGAGTGCTTCAGTGGCATCATCGTCACGCCGGGTGTGCGGCTCTACGGCAACTCTCACGAGCACCAGCGCTTCATGACGCCTCTCGCCGCCGTGGCCGGAGGGTCGGATTACCTCGTGGTTGGCCGAGAGGTGATCGAGGCGGAGGATCCGGTCGCCGTGCTCACGAGCTACACGGCCTCGATCGCCCATTACGTCCCTGATTTCGTCGAGCTGATGGGCGCATGAGCACCCCGCAGCGCCCAGCCGACAGCGAGGCTCTGATCGCCGAGTTGGAGAAGGTAATCCCCAGGGCTGGGCTCTGCGGGTTCGATAGCCTGGACGAGGCTCTGGATCTTCTCCGGCGGTCTCTGGCACTCGCCAAGAAATACACGGTCGAGCAATCCGAGCACGACCGTGTCATCAACGAGCGCGATTACTACAAGAAGCTTTACGAAGAGAATTGCAAGCATTCATGACCAAACCGGCGTTCATCACCTTCACCGGCGTCGACGTCAACACCGACATCGACCGCATGGCCGCGCTGTCCTCGCGCTATCCGATCGAGTGGGGCGTGCTGTTCTCGCCCGACCGACAGGGCAAACCTGATCATCCGCGCTACCCGGCGCGTAGCTTCATCGAGTACCTGCTCGAAGCGGATCTGTCCTTTGCAGCCCATATCTGCGGTGGCCACGCGCGCGAGATCGTCGAGACCGGCGAATGCCCGATCCTGCACGACACCCTCTCTCTACGCGGCTTCAAGCGCTTCCAGATCAACACCGCCGACCCCGCTGTCAGCCCGCTTGTGGTCTCGGAGTTCGCCGCCGCGCGGCAGCCGCAGGGTGGCCGGGCGATCCTGCAATGTCGCGGCCCGTTCCCGGACGATCCGTCCTGCGACTGGCTCTACGACTGCTCCGGAGGTAACGGTGTCGTCCCCGAGTCGTGGCCTGCCCCGATCAGCACGCCGGGTACGATCGCCTACGCCGGTGGCATCGATCCGGACAACAT